AATGGATAACGGAATCTTTCGCCATCAGCACTTTCAATATAAATTTTACCAATTTTTTGTGTACGTCCTGTTGCACTTTCTTGATTAACACCTTCAGTGTGTTTAATTACAATACGTGCTTCGCCTATTTTTTGATAGCTAATACGGCTTGTGCCATAAAGTTTTGATTCTGTCATTTGTCCGTCCTCAGGGGGTTTTGCTAAGAATTTATAATCTCTTTTTGTTAAATTAGTTTTTGTGATATCTCTAATACTAAAATCTAACATTCTTTTTTTACTAAATGTTCTAAGTTCTTTTAAAAAGTCAAACCATTGTTTTTTTGATATATCATCTTGATTTTCTACAATATCTTTCGAATATATTACTTTTAGTCCTTCATCTTCGGAAATACTAATACTTACTTTACCTATTTTATTTCCATTGTTAGAATAGCTAAAATCAAAAAATCTAGCATCTTTTGGATCATTTGTTACTGTGCCACTTTCGTCACCTATAGTGATATCGTTGAAACGACTGCGTAGTTTATTAAAAAGATCTTCACTTATGTTGTTTAGTTTGCGCATAAAAGTATTTATCAATAGTTAGTGCTAATAAAGATTGGCATTGGTGCTTCGTAATCTTCTAAGTCTTCTGCTTGTGTAAATGTATTGTACACTCTGGGGTCCCAATCTTTTAAAACATCCATCATTCTTAAAGATAGTAAAGTAGCACTGATTAGATCATCAGTCATGCCAGACTTTGCTTGATAGCTCGACCCAGTTGCAATATAACCTTTTAGTTCTGATATAAATGGTTTTGAGTGTATAACCATTTTATCATTTTCAATCATTGTTTTTAGTCTGCTACATGCTGTAATCTTAGTACCATGTGTTGTATTAAATCCCTTGCGAAACTTGCGTACATGTCCTTTGCGCATCGGTTCACTTACAAATAGTCCAGGTATGTTCTCTTCACCAAAGTCGTTAATAACAATAAGACACGCTTCGCCAATACCGTTGTTTTCTACACTCCAGTATATACCATTTGTATTTCCTGTACACTGTTCTATATACTTACAAATGTCTGCAAGGACTCGTATTTGTCCAGGTATTGCTGTTTGATTGTGCTGCCACTCTGCAACTTGTTCATAGCTTGGTAATTCAAATACTTGTATTGCTGCATGGTCGCCGCCAGTACCCATACTAGGGTCAAGTGCAACAGCATATGTATACTGGCTGGTTGGTTTTTTGTACCATCGTGTTTGCCCCATATTTAATATAGGACTATCGCCTTCCATAGCACTAAGTTTAATTGAATTAATTAGTGTTTCGTCAAATACTAAGAACTCGCATCCGTACTCGCGTCTAAACTTTTCTTCGCCAATGCGGCCAATCTCTTCTTCTTTCCATTTTTCATCACGGTCCGGATGTTCGTGCCATTCAGCGACAAAACTATGAAAGCCATTTACGCCTAGCTCTTGCTCATTGCCGTGAGCATCAAACTTTTGTTCTGCTTGTTTCCAAATAGTAGCAAATGTATCTTCATCTGAGTTTGGTGTACTAGTAATAATAGCACGACCACCTGTTGCTAGTGTAGGAGATATTGATGTCCAAAATTCTTCTGCAATATTAGGTTGCACAAATGCAAACTCGTCACAGTATAGTAACGAGATACTCATACCACGTCCTGTATTACCTGTTGTAGTCTGTGCTACAATACGTGAACCGTTTTCAAATTCAATTGATTGTTTATTGTAGCTAGTAACGCCTGCTCTAATATGATCTGGACAAGTTTCATACACAAAGCGTATGCGTGACATAATCTCTTGCGCACCTGTATATTTGTGTGCTGCAACAAGGATAGTTTGATCAGGTTTAAACATTGCGTACCATGCTAGATAGATACTAGCACACGTAGTTTTGCCTGTTTGTCTAGGCATCATGTTAATGTTAAAGCGGTAGTTGTGATAACTGTGCATCAAACGCAACTGATATTCGTACGGATCAAACAGCAACTTACCTTTTACAGGATGTTGAATAAACGCAAAGTGTTTTGCAAAGTGTAAATAACCTTCGTCAGGATCCATACACTTCATCAGTTCTTCAACTTGCTCGTTAGTATATGTTTCTTGTTTGTTCGCCTTTTTAATTAAGACGCCGTCTAATGATGCTGCCATAGTAATATTTATTCAAAAAAATAGGCTCCGAAGAGCCTATTGATTTGCTTGGGGGGATGTTTTTTATATTATATTAAGTTGCTACAAGAGTTGCGGACGCTGTTACTAGTGTACCGCTTACATCAATCTCATTTGGTCCAACTGCTGTAACAGCGTATGCATTGGTAGATCTAGTCCAATCGCCACCTATTAATCTAATTCTATGTTGTAAGCCTAAGTGATCATATGTATCACATACTACAGTCATTGTACCACTGGCATCGTCAGTAGTATGATAAATTAAAGGACTAATTTCTCTGCAAATTGCTTCTACTACTTCGTCAATAGCATCATCTTCTGCTCTCAGATCAACTGCTGTACCGTTTGCAGTTTTAACTAAAATTTTGTAAGCGAATACGTGACCATTGCTAAAAACATTTCCCGCTGTGAATAGTCCTGATCCGTTTACTCTTGTTACTGCTACCATTTATCTTTCCTTATTAACTACAGCCGCATGTTGAACATGCCATTAGTTTCTTTTTACCTGGTGCGCCACACTTTGGACAGTCTTTTGTTTGGCCGCCTTCGTCAGTGCCTTTTTTAGCTTTTTTGTCAGCAATAGCTTTTTTCATTGGCTCTTTTTTGTCGCCGTCTTTGTCCATATCAAGAAAGTCTGGCTTTGCTTTCTTTTCAGCAAGTGCTGCCATTAGTGTTGCTTTGATTGCTTCAACAGCCATTGGGTTATCGCCATCTTGTGTAGCAGCGTATGCTTTCTTCTTGCGATTTAAATCATTGCCGTCTGGAATAGCATCGCTCATGTCACCATATTGTGCATCAGGTTCGTTAGCGTAGTCTGCTTCTTCAACTGATTCGTCTGCATCAATGTCATCCATACAGCTACTGTCGTCAACATCTGCATCGCCTGGTACATCATCTTTGCCTGGAATTTTTGGATCATCCATAATACCAGCTAGACGTTCCATATCCATACGTGGTGCAAGAATTTTATCTGCTGCTGGTCCTGCATCGCCTAGTCCTGCGTTCTTCATCATATCTAACAAATCAGCTACATGGTCTTTGCCACTCGCATTCATTGATACGCTTACTGTTACTGGATTTCCTTTGTCCATCTCTGGCGCCATTGCTGGGGGAGCCATTCCCATAGGACCTTCATCAACCATTCCACATTCTTCTATATGATCCATTGATTCTATAAGTTTTTTCATATTCATTTTATCAGCCTCCCACAACTGCTTTAGTATTTTCAGTATCGCCGATGTCTGATGACTCTCCAACTGGTGCACCTTCTGCACCACTGTGTTCATTTTCTTTGCGGGCGATTTCTAATTCTTTAAGTAAGTCCATTACACGACTACCTGCAACGTTATCTTGAGCGTTTTCGCCGCCCATATCTTCCGTGTCTAATATTGCTTCGTATGGTTCATCGTCTTTCATTTCTTGATATTCTTCTCTAGGATCATTTGCATTACGTACAATTATATGCGCTTGGTCACATTTGCAACATTTTGCTACATATTCTTGTAGTACTTGACTAGTAGTTGGATATTCTAGTTCTGTTTCAAAATATGTAACTTCCATATTTTGTAACTGCGGAAAGTCTAGTGGACGTTCTTGTATTGGTGTCTTTTTGCCTGAAGTCATGTTTAACACTTTAAATTTCTTTAAGCATGTTTCCATATTGTCCTCAAACCCTTCTGGTAAAGGTCCAGCAACACCTATTTTAAATTCATAAGTCTTTTTAGACTCAGTAAGTATTTCTTTAAATGATCTCATTGCGCATTGATCCTATTCTATATGTATTATTTATCTTTATCCAGCCCTTTTAAACGCTCAAGTAGACTATTCCTGTCTGTTACTACATAACCCTCACCGTTTATAATACCGTCATCGTTGCGTGACTCTTTATCCATTTTTTCTTTTTTAAGTTGTAGCTCAATCATTTTTAACTTTTTATCTAGTTTAGCGGTTTTGGCATCTAAACTAGTTTTTAACATGCCGCCTGCAACTTCAAATACACGACCGCTGTAACGACTTTCAACATTCATACCTAAATCCATTAGATCTTCATATGCTTGCATTGCTTTATCTGCTACTTCATTTAGCTCTTTATCAGCTGCTTCGCCTAGGCCTTTTACACTTGGCAGTGCCGCAGTAATTTTATCAAACTCAGCAATATCACGAAATGTTTCTTCACGTTCTAGGTCGTGTTTAGACTGTTGTACTTCTTGCGCTTCAGCCTGCTCTATTATTTCTTTAGAATCAGGTAAATTTAACAGGTCTTCTAATTTCTTTGTCATTGGACTTCCGTTATATACTAGTATTATTTATTTATATTTTGGGGTAAAGCCAAAATAATTAATTTCTTCTCGATATAAAGTATTTACAGTATCTATAAACTCATTTGTATAATAACTTTTATCTTCATAAGTGTTTACTCTACGTTCTTTTTTGATTATATTATCAATTTTAAATAATTCGTTTAACTTATTATACTTAGATAATTGATCGTTATGTAATATAAAATCTACACCTTGGCTAAACTCTAATTGATTTCTAGTAGTAACATGATTAATAGAGTGCATGTATTCTACAAAAGATATGATGCCGTTATTATACGTGTCTAATATTTTTTGATTAATTTCAATATTATTATTTTTAAAAATTTTCTTTTTTACCTTTTGATAGGTAAATTCGTAAGCACTAATTAAACGTTCGTAAGTATTTCTTACCACACAAAAGCTAATATCTATATTTTGTGATGTTAAACTTTTTATTTGATTTAAGTCTTTATGTCCGTAAAATATTAATTTTTTATTTAAATTATTTCTATTAAACCATTCAATTACGCTACCGCCACCCGTTTTAGGAATATGTATAAATGCTATGTTCATCTACGTTTACCTTGGTGGAAAATATCGTCTTCAGTAACAATACGAAAAAAGATTTTCTTTTGTTTACACCACGCTCTTGCTGCTTCCCACTTGGCTTGATTAACTACATAGTGTGCTTGATTATGTTTACTACGCCCTAGTTTTTCTTTTACTGCTTGATTCTTAGGCTTAACTTCAATTAATTCTACCCGTTGTTTACCGCCCTTGTCTGCATAAACAATA